TTATGAGGTTAAACCTTTAGCACGCAAAGGGTCGCTTGCTATGGCCGTTTTGATGTCGTTCAACTGGGTACGTATTTCGCCCAAATACCTGCTGCTCGCGCCTGTATTGGTGGAAATGCGGTTAAGGTAGCCTATAGCATTGCGTATGGTGTTATCCACGCTTTCCATGCAGCTGTGTATGCCCTGCTGCACCAGCAGCATATCCACCTGCCTTATACGCATTGCCGTTATTTCGCCTGCCAGCTTGCTTGCCGTGTCCTCGGTTACGCCCTTAATCTGCCCCTCCAGCGTGTCGCTGGCTTCTTCCACTTCATCGCCCATGTCGCGGAAAAATTCCTCAAAGCCAGCCAGCCCATCGGTAAAGGCTTCGCCAGCGTTTTTAAGCATACGCTTCCAGTAGTCAAAGTTAAAGCCAGCAACGCTGTTGTTATGCGCACCCATGTAGTCGGCCAACGCATTTGTAAACTGGTTAACTACAGGCTCAATAAGTTTTAGCTTAAGGCTGTTTTTTACAGCGTTGGCAATGGTGGTGTTCCACACTTCATCAAAGCTCTCGGCTGCGTCCTCCATGTTGCTAAATGCATCGGCGAAGCTGTCGGCGATTTCGTTGGCCAAATCCTTGAAGTTGGTTTGCACAAGGCTTTCCGTAATTTCCCTTTCAAGGTCTTTAATTTGGCGTGCTGCGTCCTCGGCATTTTGCAGGTACTCCTGCACCTTATCATCATCGCGGTCTTTGCTCTTTTTGCTTTGCTCCAGCCGCGCTAATTCTTGGTACTCCTTTTGCTGCTTTTTAAGGTTTTCAATTTCCTTTTGTGCGCTGGAGTAATAGCCCTCACCAACAGCGTTATCGGTTTCCCAGCTTATCTGCGCATAGGCACGCTGCAACACTTTCAGTTGTTTTTCGTGCTGCTTCATTTCTCGGCGTATGCGCCTGCTGGTGCTGTCAAACAGGCTTATGGCCGAGGAAATAAGGCTTACTCCACCCTGTATTATGTCCATAGGGTTGCCGCTGGCAATGCCTTTGGCCAGCTGGCCAGCACCGCCCATAAGGTTGCTTATGTCGCCCAGCATTTCCTGCGTCATTTCATCGCCTGCCAGCCCCATATCCTTAAGCGCACCCACAATGCTGTCAAAGCTGCCTTTTACCATGTCTATGCTGCCACCTATGGCCGTGAACATTTGGGTAAACTGTTGCTTTTTCTCTATTGTGCCGTCAGCAGCTTTGTTGTACTGCTTAATGCTGTCAACAAGCAGCTTGAAAGGGTTTTTGCTGCCGACAACTTGTTGCTGTAGGCCGTCAAGCTGGGCGTTAAGGGCTGCACGCACATTACTGTCCTTAATGCCCTGTACCATTTTACGCAATTCCTCCAGTATGGCATCAAAAGCACTACTGCTTAAATACTGGGCGTTTTGGAACAGGGTTTGCCACTGGCTCGTTCCCTGTACCTGTGTAGCCTGTAGCTCGGCAATGGCCTTATTCTTGGCCTTAACAGCCAAATCGGCCTGCTGCTGGTAGCCATGCTGGCGAAGCCATGTTATTTCTTGGTCATACTGGCGTTCAACGTCCAGCCGCTGCTGGGCGTTGTTTCGGTAGGTGTCCAGCAGTTGCCGCTGTAGCTCCTCGGTGGTTTTGGTAATTTCCCGTTCCACCTGTGTTAATGCCTTTGTACGCTCCTCTCCTATAAGGTTGGTTTTACCCTGTTGCAGGTTGTCGCGTATTTCGGCCAGCTTGGCCAAATAGTCGCCTGTGGTACGGCTGTTATCCTTGGCCTGTTGCAGGCTTTCATTGAACGTATCCATGGCCGTCTTTATGCCCTTAACGGCCTTAAGCTGGTCGGTAAACTGAATAAGGGCGTTGCCGTCCGCTTCGGTAAGCTGACCGTTGTTGCTGGCCTGCTTCTGCTCCAACTCGCGTATTTTACCCTCCAGCCACTGCTGGTATGTGTTGCCCATGCGCATAAGGTCGGCAAATTGCTCCTGTGCAGCCTGCTCGCCATAAGCGGCCACCCATTTGTAATACTGCTCATACTGTTTTTTACGCTCGGCAATTTCGGTTTCCACAAGCTCGCTTTGCTGTATTTCGTAATTGGCGTTGGCATACGTGCGCTGGTTGGCAAAAGCGTCAACTGCGCTTTGGGGCATGGCTTTGCCAGCTTCCCTGTACTTTTTCTCCAAATCGGCCTGCTCCTTATCAATACGTGCCAGCTCTTTTTTGTGCTGATTTTCCAGCTCTTGCCTGCGCCTTTCGTAGCCGTCCTTAATACAGGCTATGCGCATATCCTCGGCCTCCAGTTCTGCGTCAAGCGCTTTTTGTGCCGCATCTTTTGCCGCATCGGCTCTCTTTTGTGCCGCATTTGCGGCCTTATTAAGCTGGCTGGTGGTTTTAGGCAGTTTAGCTTGCAGGGTCGTTATTTGGGTGTTGTACTGCTTCCATGCATCGCTGCCTATGGCCACACCAGCTCGTAAGTCCTTAAGCCGCTTAATTTCATCGTTAATGCCGTTTTCGGTGTTAAGGTCGTTTTGCTTGGTTTGTATTTGCTGGTTGACAGCATCAAGCATGGCCGCTACTGTTTCGTAGCCGTATGCTTGGAAGTTAATTGTTACAGTCGTACCACTTAATTCGGTAGCCTTTTTGTGCAGTTCTTCAAGGCTCATGGTGGTTATGTCCAAATTTTCCTGCACACTGTTTTCCAAAAGGGGCTGGCCGAGTATTGCACGCACCTCCGCATCTATTTGGGCTGTATTTTCAAGGTATGTATTTTGGCTGGCGACAGTGCTTTGCACCATTGTTTTTACTGCGCCCTCAAAGGTTTCAAGCTCATCACTGCTGGCGTGCGTTACCTCCTTAACGCGCTCCATTATTTTTGTCATAAGCTCGTTGTAAGCCGTGTTGTACGCATCGCCAGTTAAGCCCTGCAACTGCTGGCTTCCCTCAATAGCCATAGCCTGCACACTTGCCCACAGTGCCTTACTTGCACCCTGTATTCGCTCGCTGGCTACATCTACAGCTTGGTATGCCATAGTAGTAACACCCTCGGGGGTCTGCATGGTGGTGTACTGTATTTCCTTGTGTGTTGCTTCGGCTGCTGCCTCCTGTAGTTTTTCCAAAGCCTTTTGCTGCTCATCAATGGCTTTGGTCATTTCTTCCTCTTTGTACTTGGCAGAAATTTTGGCTGCACTGGTACGCTCAACAGCTTCTATAAGCGCATCGTGCTTGGCTATCTGCTCGTCCAGTGTGGCGTTTGTTTCAAGGTTTTGCAGGTTGTACTCGGCACACATACCGTTTACCTTTTCCAGTGCGTCCTTATACTCCTTTGTGCCGTTTTCTGCGGTTTTAAGTATGCCAAAGTACAGGTTGAGCCGTGCGTAAGTTTCCGACACGCTGCTATTGAACTCGCCTGCTATGCTGGTAGCTTCTTCCTCCTTTTTGCCAAACATCATAAAGGCACTTGCCACCAGCCCGACAAGCGACAGTATGGCTGTAAAGGGGTTTGCCAGCATGGTAGCCCACAATGCCTTTAATTTGCCTGTAAGAAACGTTGTGGCCGTGCTTAAAAGTGTGGTGCTGGTAGTTTGCAGGGCATCGCTGGCCGCTTTTTTTGTGCCAGCCAGTGCAGCTTGATTGGTAGCCGCATTTGCTATCTGCTGGGTAAGGGCTTCCTTTTGCGTGCGTGCCGCCTTAAGGTCGCTTATTATAATCGCGTGCTGCTTAAGCTGGTTGTGCTGTTGCTGCTTCAATGCGGCCACGGCCTCGGTGTTACCCTCGGCCTGCGCCAGTGCAATCTGCACACGTGTTTGCTGTATTTTGTTTTGGCTTAACCTGTACTCGGTCAGTAAGGCTACTTCTTTGGCTTTAGCCGCGCGAGCCTGTGCAACGAGCGACTGCTGCGTAGAGGCGTTTTCGGCTTCCTGTGCGGCCACCACCTTTTGAATGGCCGCGCCGTATGCCATGCTGGTTTTGGTAAGGTTCTGCTTTGCCAGCTGTCTGCGCTGGTCGGCTGTAAGTACGCTTTCGCACAAAGCCACGTATTCCGCACTTTGCGTGTTAAGGTTGGTTTGGCTTAAGAACTGCTGCTGCTCGGCTGTAAGCAATGCCTGTATTGCGGCCAGCCGTACCTGTCGCATTACCTGCTCTTGCTGCTCAATGGTTAGCGCACGCTCCAGCTGCATATTGTAAGCCTGCTGTGCCTGCGTCATTGCGCCATGCTGGGCTGCATACGCCTGTGCATAGCCTGTGTTGAGCTTGAACAGGCCAGCACGCGCCGACAATACAATATTGTCTATTTTCTGCATACCAGTGAGCTTGCCCTGTTGCACGGCTATTGTGGCCATAGCTACCTTATATGTGCCATACATGGTTATAAGCCCAGCCAGTACGCCCAGCACGGTTTTGTAATTGGCCACCAGCGTTGCAGCCAAACCGATAGCACCCGACAGCAGCCCCTGTGAGGATTTGCCCATTTCGTTGAGCATCATATCCCATTCATCGCCTAAATTGGAAATTTGGCCAGTAAGGGATTTGGATTGTTCCTCCATAAGGCCGTAGAACATACCGCCTTCGGCTGTTAAGCCCTGCAATACCTTTTGCACTTCGGCAAAGCCTATTTGGCCAGCCGTTACCATGTTGTTTATTTCATCGGTGGACTTGCCCATTTGTTTGGACAATTCCTGCACCAGTGGAATACCGCGCCCCATGAACTGTCGCACGTCCTGTGTAAACAGCCGCCCCTGCACCATAGTTGTGCCGTACAGGTACACCAAATCGTTGAGGGGTAAACTTAAGCCGCTGGCAATATTGCCCAGCATTACAAGCGTATCGTTTACGTCCTCGGCTGCTGTGCCGTATGCCAGCAGCTGTTTGGCACTGTTGGCAATACCGCCCAAATCAAAAGGCGTGCTGGCTGCTGTGCTGGTTAACTCCTGCATAAGCTGTGTGCCGCGCTCGGCACTTCCCAGCATGGTATTAAAGGCGATTTCCAGCTGTTGAAACTCGCCGCGTGTCTTAACAATGTCGCCCACCCAGCTTTGCAGCATTGCGCCTATGGCTACACCGCCCACAACTTTACCGATGTTGCCCCACGCACTTTGTACGCTTTCGCCAGCACCCTCTACGGTTTCGGTAAATTCGCGTATGCGCTGCTCGTCCTTATCCAGCATTGCTTGCAGGTTGCTATCGCGGATAAGCACATCAAACGACAATGCGCCACTGTTATTTTCCAT